TATAGTAATATGATCTTAGTGTTCCAGTTGTTGCTCTTAGGTTGACTGCTAGAACTGCACCAGAACCCTGACTGTCGGTAATCTCAACGAACGCTCTGGTGTAATTAATACCAGGGTTTATAACTCGGACAGAAACAAAACGTCCATTGACGATGACTGGCTCAACTTCACCACCAGAACCGTCACCAGTAATTGTTAGTGTTGGTTTGCTAGTATAATTAACACCAGGATTTAGAATTGATACCGAATCAATACCAGTATAGGACTCTGGTGTTTCTTCAATGAATACGTCACGCTGAATAGCTGCGGAGTCTTTTACTTTAAGAGTTGGATATGTGTTTAGCTTGAACGCATAGTCACCCTTACGAAGCGGTGTATTAAAGTTAATAACGTATGTATTAGTTCCGCCAATCTCCATCTTGACACGGCGTTGTAGGAAGATATCGATATCAGAAGATGTAATAGATGCTTCTGACTGTTCAATATAATACTGCATCTTAGACAACTTGAAAGTTGACTTGAAGGTGTATAGTTCCTGTGTGGCGTAGTTATAGATAGCTTCTTTGATTAGATTTAGAATTTGCCCTTGTGTTCTAGTTGTCAAGTTAGGATTATATCTAACCTTACCACGAATAAGAACGAATGCATATTCCGGATCGACGATATCTGGCTTAACAGTTAGAACGTTGCGATTTTCAACAAGGCTATTTTTAATTGTTTCTTTTTCTAGATTGGTTAGTGTATAATAACCCTTGGTCTTGAGAGACATGAACACTTTGCCATATACGATAGGATCATTATCTTCACCACCCCAAACAGAAACGGCTTCAATGTTAGGGAAGTCTTTAGTAACGAGTGCTTCATAGTCACCTGAGGTAACAGCACGATTTTGTGAGGTGTAATAGTTGGTAGAACGGAAACGAACCTGTTCGACCGTTTCTTTATCAGAACCACCAGCAGAGGCGCTTGTTACTGTAACTCTAACATTGCTACTGAATCCTGCGATACCGTCAGCGTCAGATAGACCAATTCTTGAAATATTGTTGCCTCTAGGACCTACAGTATCAAGATAAGTTGCAATAACGATAGAGCCATTAGAAGGTCTCTTACCGATGTAGTTATCACCAAAATAAACTGTGTAATATGAGTCCTGATCTTCTTCGATGAAATATACCGTAGAGTTAGCTTGAATTTCTGAAATGTCAGCGGCTAATACATATTCAGTTGTGGTAGTATTTGATGCAGACTCCTGAACTGAAATAGTTAGAGTTGATGTATCGACGTTAGAAGATGGAATCTGAAAGCGTCTTGATGTGTTATTAGCCAGCACTGGGAACTGCATTGTAACAGCCTCACCCTGTCTAACAACTACATTGCTGAACACAAATGAACCGTTGCTCTTATATGCGGTATTAGAATGTATTGCAACGAATGGGTAATTAACTTGTTCCTTATCAGCACCAAGAAAGGTTGTCCATTTGTCTAGTGTAATATAATTGATGATCTGATCTTCATCGGGACCTGGTGTGACAACAACATTTACCATAGCCTCTGCACCACGCATAGACATAGGCACATAGTTGATCACCTTGGCGTGTGATACGATGTTCTTTCTAAGCTGCGCCGTATCAAGAAAGGCTTCGTTAGCAGCCATATTCAAGTAATATGAATTGTAATAGGTATTGTATGCCAGAATGTCTAGCATTACAGACATACCAGAACCCTCAAAGTCATAATCTTGAAAAGTATTCTGACTGCGGAGATACTCTTTTAGATTATTGCGAATAGAGAAGAAGTCTAGATCCGCAACTCTAAGTATATTGTTGGAACTTGCCATGGCTCTTAACGAATCCTTTCAAGGAATATTGTTGTTGTTACTGGTAGGTCTCTATTCAGAATAATATACTGCAAGCGAACATTGAACCCGTTATTATCAATATCAGCGGTTACATCAACTGCCTGTAACTTAACTCGTGGCTCAAAGTTCTCAATACATAGTTTAATGGCCTTCTGTAACTGAATAGCAGTAAAAGAGGTCATTGGTTCAAATAGTAATCTTCTAACATCAGAACCAATATAACTCTGAAATGGGCGCTCATTATAGTTAGTCAATATTAGATTACGAACAGCACGTTTAATTGACTCATCACCCACCTTGCGGGTAACGTCATTAGTTGATGGATTTCTGAAAAAATCCAAATCAAGGTCTGAATAATCTGGCTGTCTATTTACCTGATTGACTGACATAGAGGTCCTCTAGTTTATTATATTTATGCCGTTCTATCAAGAGCATTGATCCAAGCGGAAGCGTCGGCTTCTGCCTGTGGCTGATTTGCTCTAGTTGCTTGTCTATCTTGAATACCAGTTGCCTGATCACCTGTTAGGAAGTTAAATGATAGCTGCCCAAGACCACCGAAGGCCTGGCCGCCGCCGCCTGCTAGGTTCAATAGACCACCAAGTGGATCAATATTAACACCAGATGCACCACCTACAACGTTAGTGGTAGCGGTAGCATTACCGACTGTAGTGCCACTTGAGCCTTCAATAGCAGCATGACCCTGTGCAATAACGTGGGTATCTTGTTGTGACTTAACTTCAATATTCTGTTGTGCTTGTGCCGAAATAGAACCAGCATCGGCTTTCATTTGAATACCACCTGACTCCGACTTAGTAGTAATGTCTTGCTTGGCGGTTGTAGTAATACCTTTATTAGTAGATTTTGTGGTGATTTCTTCGTCGGCGGTATGATCTGTCTTACCATCTTTGTGCATAATCTTAACTTCTTTACCACCGCTGGCATACTTCTGATCTGCCTTACCGTCTTTTGTTTCGTGGTACATATCACCCTTTTCGTTTAAGAATGACATATCACCTTCGTTAGTAACGGCAGCATGTAATCCAGAAGCACCAGCCAAGAATGTTTTATCACCCTGTGAAGCAACCGTAGTGGCACCTTTAGAAACATATGCCTGTCCACCTTGCGCCTGATAACTGATAGATCCTTCGATCTTCTTATTGACGTTCTTAGCTTGTGTGTCCATATTGCCACGAATGGCTCTATTCATATTTTTACCAGTAATGTTGATATCACCCATAACAGATAGATTGTAGTTCTTATGACAGGTGACGTTATAATCACCATATACTCTCAATGATGCATCACCCTTGACTGTGATATCTTGAGCACCAGAAATAGTCATACGATTTTCACCGAATGTTATTTCATATTTACCGTTGTGTGCTGTAATGTGTAGAGAACCATCTGGATGAAACTGAACCGCTGAGCCACCTCTATGCTGAATAGTAATTGACTCATTACCTTCAGAGGCATCCATACCGAATGAGTTGCCTGATCTATCTTTAAAGTTCCAGTAATTAGGATATTCACCAGCACCTTTACGACCACGAGCATCACCAAAGACATTAAATTCATCTGGTGTTTCTTTACCTGGGTTTGTATTTTTAGACTCTGGGCCACTTGCCATTATTAATTACTCCAAAAATTGTAAATTGAACTGATCTGTACCAGCAGCATCAGCCTGATAATGTTGCTTGCTTAAAGGTTCGCCACCTTCAATCGTATCTTTTGAGATTGATTGTATCTTCTTGGCATCAGCAGACTGATTTAGCTTCTCGTGCATTTTCTTGGCTTCTTTTTCTTGCTGTGGTGCAAGACGCTTAAACATTTCTTGCATAATCTGTGCAGACTGACCGAACATTTGCTGCATCATTGACTGCATTTGTTGGCCCTGCCCAGAACCTGAGCCGCTTGATGGTGTTGTTCCTGTGCTGCTAGAAGGTGTTGATGAACCTACGGCAGGTGATGTGGTTGGGCTTGTAATAGTATTAGCCCATGCGTTCATGCTGTTCATTGTATTGCTGGTATAAACAGTCTCAATATGTCCGTCATAATACATATACTGAAATGCTGCACCATGAGCGGTGTCTACCTCAAAGACAACTGGTGATAATTTATCTTGACCGAATAAACTCTCGTCCCATTGTAGTCTCTGCATACCAATCATTAGGTCGTCAATAGTAGTTGCTTGCGCTAATAGACCAGCAGCATTCTCCATAAAGATAGTATAATGAACAGCACCACCTGTAGGAAATTCTACACCGTCATTTGTTTCTAGTCCTTGCACTAGTTTAGCAAGTGACTTAACGGCAGTCTGCATGTGTGGTTCTAGCGTCTGTAGAACTTCATCCATATACGATACACCGTCAGGACCTAGACCAGCGCCTGTCTTAGATAAATCGACTTGTGTTTCTGTTCCTGTATTAGGATTAGAAACGGTACTCATCATACCTGACGAAGCAGGAATACCACCGGCGGCCGATGTACCGCTACGACCATTATTCATCAACCCTTGAAACATCTGCGCCATGGACATTACCTGTCCTTGTAGCTGTTGCATCATCTGGTTATTCATCATCTTATCATTCTTCTGCTTGGCAGTAGGAATGCTTTTTAATTCTGGCAATCTAAAGCCAGTCATCTGGAACAATGCACCGTGTAGAGGCAAGCCGTCGAGCATATCTAATGAATGCTGCTCACCCTTTTCTTTAATCTTTCTAATCTTGGCGCCACGTTCTGTCTTTTCTTCAATCTGTGGAGGAACATTAACACCGATCTTTCTTGATGCCAACTCTTGCATAATGCTGCCGTCCATCAAGTTCTGTCCACCGATAGAACCGCCAGACGATCCTTTGCGGTTGCCGCTTGCTGCACCTAGAATAACACCACCAGGCTCACCCGCCTGCTTCAATACATATACGATTGTACCAGGATCAAGACCACCGCCGGTACT